AGTTCCGGGGCAGCTATTTCAGGACGATCCTTTTGGGAAGGTTAGAAAGGAGGTAATTGACCCAGCGCCCCCGCCTCAAGATGTCAAAGCTTTTCATAAGAGATGTGATAGAAACTCTAGTACTCTAGCAGACCACCATACCTTAGGGCCGGACCATAATCAAGCTGCTGGCGGAGATCACATTCATGACGGAGTTAGTTCTAAAAAACTTATGGAGGGAACTTCTATTACTGGGGCTAAGGGCGGTAACGTAGCTTTAGCTAACCTCATTACAGCTTTAGCGGCCAAGTTTGGCTTTACAGATTCTACGACATAGGGTGTGTAGCTAAGTGGAAGAAACGATTGAAGATTTAATTAAGAAAGTGGAAGACCTAATAAAATCTCCGATGGCAGAAGGGCATAAGAGGCTTGCTCTATCTCAGATGAAAGCTAGAGCCTTTGACCTTAAGGAGTATCATATAGATCAGATGTTCAAGGCTTATAACCTATATCTAGAAATTGGCGTATTAATGAGGGGTGAAGATGCCTTACGCAAGTGAGAAGCAGAGAAGGTTTATGTACTCTCAACAGCCTGCTGTAGCTAAGAAGTTTGAAAGAGAAGGTAACAATAGAGTGGTGTCTACTCCTAGGGCACGAGCTATTGAGAGAAGGTTTAAGAGACTTGAACCAAAATCAACTCCTAAGAGTCGTAAGAATCGCTATTCGGATTCAGACTATGCCGATTAGGTTTATCAACTTCTTTAAAGTTAAGCATAGAGTTGTTAGTAAGATAAGAAGAGATGTTTATTTTGGGTATGATTATAAGTGTAAGTGTGGGGATGAATGGTTTGAAACTGATGAAAGTTTATTAAGGAGGTGGGACAATGCCTCCCCGGTCAAGGAAAGCTTTAGATTTAGACCAGACATTCCGCGCCTTCTCTGAAGGTTTAAAACAGTCTATTAGAAGGCCTACTATTTATGGTTATGTACCTCATGCTAAGCAATTAGAATTTCACAGTTCTATTAAGAAGAAGAAGTTGTATTTGGGGGGCAACCGTGGTGGCAAGACTGTTGGCGGTGTGGTCGAGGATATTTGGTGGCTCACGGGGGAACACCCATACAGGGAGACACCGCCACCGCCGGTAAGAGGGCGATGCGTCGTAGTCGACTTCTTAGAAGGTTTAGAGAAAATTGTTAAACCTGAGGTAATGAAGTGGTTACCTCCCAGTAAACTAATTGGTGGATCTTGGGAATTATCTTATTCTAAAAGTAATAGAACTCTGACTCTTGAGAATGGATCGTTCTTAGAGTTCATGAGTTACGAGCAGGATGTAGAGAAATTTGCCGGGACGAGTCGGCATTTTACTCATTTCGATGAAGAGCCTCCCAAGGCTATTTTTAATGAATGCCTGGCACGTCTTATTGACGTAGGTGGGTCATATTGGATTACTATGACTCCTTTACTGGGAATGGCTTCTTTCATTTATGATACTCTCTTTCTACCTGGTCAACTGCCTGATAGTGACATAGACATTACACAGGTTGAGATGTTGGATAACCCTTACATCTCTGAAATTGAAGCTGAGAACTTCCTTAGCACATTGGACCCTGATGAGCGTAAGGCTCGTGAAAAAGGTGAATTTGTTCAGATTGGTGGTTTAGCATTTAAGAGCTTTAAGCCTGACATTCATATAATTCCTGGTGAAAAATTTGATTTGGCACCATTGGCTTGGACCCAGTATAGGTCTATGGATCATGGTCTGAATAATCCGACAGCATGGCACTATCACACTGTCTCCCCTCAAGGTATATTAGTCACATGGGATGAAGTGTATGATAATGAATTAACTGTGCCACAGTGGGCTAAACTACTTGTAGCTAGGGATAAACTTCCTAATAGACGACCTCCTGACATTACTATTGCAGATCCTGCTGTTAAACAGCGTGGTGCAGAAACTGGATTATCTATTCAGGCAGCTTATGCTCAACACGGCATACCTATGGTCTTAGGTAATAATGACCAAGGTTACGGCGTCAATCAAATGAACAATTATTTCCATGATTTAAAGTGGTTTGTTACTGATAGATGCCCTAACTTAATTAAGCAGTTACAACGAGTGCGTTGGGCTACATGGGCTACATCTAAGCAAAGAGACCAACAAAACCCTAAAGAGAAACTACATGACTATAACAACCACGCAACTGACGGTGTTCGCTATTTGGTGGCGACTATTATGCCAGAAATTTCAGTAGATAAGAAGAATGAGATTAGTAAGAAAGATGCTATAGCTGTAGTAAATCGTTTATTGCAACCGGTTACTCCACAGGCAGCGGGGAATGTCTATGACTTATCATTGACTAGGTCACTCAGAGCAGCTAAAACACATACTGAGTGGACAGTGTTAGATGAGCATTTAGGAGGAGAGTACTAGTGAGCCAGGCAATGGGGGATCTACTTAGCTATTTTAGCTATAGTCATCTCCCAGAAAATCTTCAATCTCTTTCTAGACCATTTCATGATTTAGCTACAGAGATTTCGACTTATGATGTTGCTGATTACGAAGAATTAAAAATGGGGCTTCATAAGTTATTGGAAGCCAAGGATTGCATTGTAAGAGCAGCTATTCGTCGTGGCCCACAAGTCTAAACAAAAGGAGTAAAGAAGTGACTGACAAGACTTACGTTACCGAAGAAACTGATGCTGTTGAGCCTGTAGAGCAGCCTAAGCCTACTTATGCAATTGATAACCCCCCTACTAACAGTGAAACTGTCGAAGTTTTAAAGGGTGGCTTTGCGGTTAAGACTGTTCCGGATGGCCATGTTGGCCAGGTTCATTTAGTGGGACCGGATGGATCTATTAATAACTTTGTCGGGCCTCAGGTTTCTCCATTAGTTGCTTTCCGCGACGGTGGCCCTTACTTAGATGAAGGTGAAGTCGCCCGAGAAGAGTACCGCAGGAAGCATGTTATGGAGCGTACTACTGTTCTTAATGATGTTGGTGGTATGTCTAATCAGGCTGCTGTAGCTCCGAATGACTCTCCCACCTTTCAGCAACTAGTTTCTGAACAAAAGGGTGAGCCTTTCAAGCCTCAGCAGGCTTCTTCGGAGACTACTGAGTTTAGCCTCCCTAGTGATGAAGAGTTAGGTCTTAAGAAGAATGACTAGTTTTGAAGTTAATTACCCCAAATTAGAAATTACTAATGAGGATAGAATTAGATTAATTAAGAAGGGTGACCCTGTAGCTGCTCCTGGTGAATGTATTCTTTGTAAGGGTATTGTTGGTGTAGACGGTCGGACTCTTATTGACTTTGGTAAGAATATCCAGCTTCATGGACGGGTACAATTCTGTAATTTGTGCATATCACCTATAGCTAGAATTATTGGGTTTATTAGTTTAGAGTCTAAAGAGTATAAGAAGTTAATTGCAGACTATGAATCTATTGTAATTCTTGTTACCGCATTAGAGAATGAAGTTACGAGGTTAAGAGAATATGAATCTATTGTGGAATCTTTTAGGAATCTTGGGATGCTCGGTAGTATTATCACTACCTCCGTGGATAGCAATAGTGAAACTGTTGGGACTTCTCAGGGATCAGAAGGAGATGTCTCAGGAGGTAATAAGCAAACAAAGTCAGCAGATAGCAACAGAGCAGGGCCGAGTTCAACAGATGTTGAATATGGTAATGAGCAAGGACCTGCAATCGTTCGCAGCTTTACAGACATTGACGACATCTCAAAATTTACAAACATTTGATGAAGAAGTAATTGATACGTCAGATGCAGCAGAGGCAGTTAGGTTTTATGAAGGAATAGGCGAACTACATGACTCTGATGACGAGCTACAACGGCTCCGGGAAGAGCTTGGGCTCGGACTTGGGGTCGATTCAGACACAGCCGTACCAGATGCCAACCATTGACCCTGACTTAGAAAAAAAGATAGTTGGATGGGTCAATGAACAGTATCAATTAATGCGTTCGGCTAGAGAGCCACTAGAGACTCAGTGGTATGTTAATATGGCTTACTATCTAGGTAAGCAGTATGTAGAACCGCAGTCTAGAAGCTCTTCTATTAGTACTATAGTCGGTGGAAGACTAACTACTCCTAAGGCTCCACCGTGGAGAGTCAGATTTGTTATTAATAGGGTTAGGCCAGTAGTTCGTACTGAATTAGCTAAAGTAACTTCTCAAAAACCTACTGTTACTGTAATACCTGCTTCTTCTGAGGATAGAGACTTCTTTGCGGCCCAAGCAGGAGAACAAATCTGGGATACAACTTATAGAGATAAGAACATTAAGCAGGTTATAAAGAGGGCTGCATGGTGGACTCTTATTACGGGAGTAGGTTTTGTTAAGTGTTGGTGGGATCCAGACAAAGTGGATCCTGTTAACGAAATCCCCGGATCCCTTTGTTATGATCCTGTTACGCCGTTTCATATATTGGTTCCTGATTTACACGAAGAAGAGTTAGAAATTCAACCTTATTTAATGCATATTCAAAGCAGGAGTATGGACTGGATTAAATTACGTTACCCGCAGTTAGGCGATGTTAAGCCGGATACGGCTGAGGCTAATGATATTTTTGAAGATGCTTTTGTTAATTTAGCTGTTACTAAGCAGACTGCCGAGAGACGCAAGGCTTGCTTAGTTAAGGAAGTTTGGATTAAGCCTGGTCAAATTCCTCAACTACCTATGGGTGGATTAGTTACTGTAATTAGTAATAAGATTGTACAACATACTATTGATTATGGATGGCCATATGAGCACAAACAATACCCTTTTGCCAAGATAGATCATATCCCCACTGGTAAATTCTACCCGGACTCTACTATAGTAGACTTAATTTCTCTACAAAAAGAATTAAATCGCACTAGGTCTCAAGTAATTGAGGCTAAGAACTCAATGGCTAAGCCTAGAATTCTTGCTTACAAGGGTTCAGTCACTCCGGGGATGATTACGAGCCAACCGGGGCAGGTAATTCTTGTTACTCCTGGCTTTGAGTTACCTACTATTATGCCTACGCCTCCGTTACCTTCTTATGTAGCTGAGGAAATTGATCGTATTTTAGCTGATATTAATGATATCTCTGGCCAACATGAAGTTTCTAAAGGACAAACCCCTCCTGGTGTAACTGCCGCTACTGCGATTAGTTATCTGCAAGAACAAGATGAAAGTATGATTGCTTTTACCTATGACTCTGTAGAAAATGCAGTTGAGAAGATTGCAGGACAAACTCTTTGTTATGTGAAACAGTATTGGGATGTTCCTAGAATAGTTAAGGTAGTAGGTGTAGATGGCTCATTTGATGCTTTAACTTTTAAAGGTGCTGACTTAGGTAACAATACAGATGTAAAGGTGGAAGCTGGAAGTTCGCTACCTACGTCTAAAGCAGCAAGGCAAGCATTCTTAATGGATTTAGCTAAATTTGGATGGATTACTGCACAGCAATTGTTAGATACTTTGGACATGGGTGGAATTAATAAGATTACTGATAAGATTAGAATTGACCAGAAGCAGGCTCAGCGTGAAAACTTGCGTATGGCTGCTGTTACCCAAGAAATGTTAGATCAGTACAATCAGCTACAAATGCAACAATCCATGATGGATCCTGCGACTGGGATGCCTCAGAATCCTGATTATATTGCGCCTCAAACTGACCCAATGACTAATCTGCCTGTAGCTCCTGCCCAAGAACCTCAACCTACAAGTTTTGACCCTAACCAACTTCCTGGACAGCAAGAGGTCCCTCCTCAGCCTATGATCCCGCAAGTCCTTAATCCACCACCTATTATACCTGTAAATACCTGGGATAACCACCCTGTACACATAGAGAATCATAATAATTATCGTAAGTCACAGGCATTTGAGCAATTACCTGAGGTTAATAGGCAGCTTTTTGAGACTCACGTTCAATTGCATATAGCTGCTTATCAGACTCAGATGATGGCTCAAATTCCACAACAAGGTGGAACACCACAAGATAGTTCACAGCAACAACCACAGCCTACTGGACAGCAAGACCAACAGATGCCAGACTTACAGCAGCAACAACCCGGACAAGGGTATGGTGGATAAATGTCGCAGCATATGATCGCACCTAGTGTTAATCCAAGATACGTCGATAAGAGAAAAGCCGGTTTATCTGGGGCTGATACTAGAATTACTGGAATTACTATTTTTACTTGTAATGCCACTGGCACGACTACTACGGCAAAGGGTGCTGACGCAGTCCCTGCTACTGCTGACACAAATGTTATTAGACGTGGCGAGAAGTTTAAGCTTTTTACATCAGCCGGTGCAGCCAAGGAAGAGACTATTTTTAGGGTTACAGGTATAGCTAGCGCTGCTGGTACTACTACTATCACCTTTACTCCTGCTGCCGCTACTGCACCTGTCAGTACTGATGTATTGAAGAGGGCTAGTATAGATTATACTGATGATTTAGGTGATCTTGATTTTAGACTTAATCAATTAGATTCCACTACTTACTCACTTACGAAGCTGGATCAAATGACTCTAAACGATAAAATCTATGCCTTAAGAACTGTTGATGATGCTGGAAGCCTCCCTTAGAGGCTCTAATGGAGAAAATAGACTATACAGATGTTAATGAGATTGATCCTCTTACTGGCAAGAAAAGGAAGAAAAAGAAATCACAGGACGACGAAGAGACAGTTAAATCAGTTCCATCAGTTTCAGATATTAAGCCGTCATCCTTCTCAGACGCAGCTATTACGCGTAGAATGCTACGAGGGAGTTAAAGATGGGAATAACTTTAACTCCCAAACTGCAAATTACTAAAGCTGATGGTGTAGAAAATGTAGATGTAGTAGCGCATATTGATAATGCTTTTGATAAAATAGATACTGCTATGGGAGTAACCTTATGTACTTCCAGTACTAGGCCGGCTACTCCTTTCACCGGTCAACAGATTTATGAAACTGATTCAAAGTATGGTTATATATGGTCGGGTTCAGCTTGGTTATTATATGCTAGAGGCTTTCAGTTAGCAGATGTTTCTACTGCTGAGACAACGACGTCAGGTTCTTATGTTGATTTAGCTACTGTAGGACCTACTATATCTAATGTCCCGATGATTGCAGGAGTTACTTATAAAATAACTGTTAGTATGTTGTTAAAGACTAGTAACGGAGATCAATTAGCAGGTATGGGTTTTGCTGTATCTGGAGCAGATACAGTAGCTGCTATTGATGCTGATGCTACTTTTGGAAGTAGCCTTAATGAAAGGAACACTTCTACTAAGGTTTGTAGTTATACACCAGCAACTACGGGAAACCATACGATAACTGCTAAGTACAAATCAAGTGGTGGAGCAACAGCAAACTTCAGTAATAGGCGACTAATAGTGGAGTAAAAATATGGATGTAATTCAGAAGTACTGTGCTGTATTATATGATGGTACTAATATGTTAGAAGTTTTGCAGATGTATAACTGGCAAGGAGTATTATACGGTGACTTATTTATTGCTACAGAAGCTGATGGTGTTCTTAATTTAGTTCCTAATACAGAGCATGATTGGCTATCTCCTTTAAGTGTTCCAGAAGGGTATTATCTTTGTAATTTAGGCCAAGGTATGGTTCTAACAGCTAATACTTTTAATAACACTTACCATGTCTTATAATAGAGGAATAGAATAATGCCAGATGATGACGTTCTTAATGAAGCTGCGGCTGAGTCTGATAATAATGGTCATCCAGCTTGGGCACCGATTTTAGAATCTGTACCATCTCAATTCCATGAGGCTTTACGTCCTAAGTTAGAAGAATGGGACACAGGAGTACAGCAAAGGTTCCAAAAGGTACACTCTGACTATGAAGATTGGCGTACTTTTAGGGATGCTGGAGTTAAGCCTGAGCAGGTTAATACTGCTTTAGGTTTTGTTCAAGCCTTAGAGGCTAATCCTACTGAGGTATTGGAAGCTCTGCAAACCTATTATAAGCAGCAGGGAATAATTCAAGAGGCTGCTACAGGTATCCAACAACAGAGTCAGCAGCAGGGCCAGCCAGTTCTTAATGGCAACGGAGATCAGCAGGAGGAATTAGACCCTCGAATTGCAGCTAAACTTTCTGCTTTGGAGCAGCAGAATACTACCCTTGCTCAAGTGCTGCTTAGGCAGCAAGAGCAGGAGGCTGCGAAGATTGAGGATCAAAAGCTTGATCAAGAGTTAGCCAAGTTGCATAAAGCTATGACTAAAGAATATGGCTTTGATTTCAATGACAGAGCCCTATTAGGTTATGCTAAAGGTTTTGGCGTTGATATCGGTGAGGCAGCTAAACTCTATTATCAAGATGCAGTACAGCTTCGTCAATCTGCTCGTCCTCCTGCTCCAAGTCTGTTAGGTTCTGGTGGGAATCTTCCTAGTAATCAAGTTAGTTTAGCAGGTAAGACTCAAGAAGAATTGAATGCTATCGCTGTCGAACGATTAAGACAATACCGACAGCAATCTGACTAGGGAGATAATAAATGGCTACGCTGACTTTAGCAGCCGCAGATGCTATTCTCAAGGAAGTCTATGAGAAGGCTTTGCAAGACCAAATGCAGTCTGAGGTTACTGCTCTAAAGCGAATTGCTACTACTTCTGCGGGTGTTTCTAGTGATCTGCAAGGTAGGTATGTAGTTTTCCCACTTCGTACATCTCGTAACTGGGGTATTGGCTCCAGAAATGAGATGGAGGCTCTGCCTGTCCCGAAGACTAATAAGTATGCCGCCGCTCGTGTTCAACTCTCTTACCTTTATGGTGGCTGTCAACTTTCAGGGCAGACTTTAAAGCTTGCTAATACGGACGAACAGGCTTTTGTTAATGCTCTTTCTCAGGAGCTTACTGGTCTTAGGGAAACTTTAGGTAAAGACCTGGGTCGGCAGTTCTATGGCACTGCTATCGGTAAGTTAGCTACTGCTAATGCTGCTGGCACTACTACCACTTTTGTTTGCAGCAACGCAGAGGCTATCTATCTTGAAGCAGATATGTATGTAGACTGCTACACGTCTGCCGATGCTCTTAGAAATACTAACTCTCAAATTACCTTGGTAGCCAAGGATACTCCTTCTGCTGGCTCTACTACTGTTACTTTCACTCCGGCGGCTACTGCTACAGCTTCTGGTGACTATCTTGTTATTACGGGTAGCCGTGCTCGCGAGTCTATTGGTATTAGGCAGATTATTTCTACTACTGGTGTTTTATATAACGTCGACCCTGCTGTTGTTACACAGTGGAAAGCTACTGTTAATTCCAACGGCGGAACTCTCAGACCTATTTCTGAAGGTCTGATGATTCAGCTTGCTGATGATGTCCGCACCTTAGGTGGAGGTCAACCTACTGTTGGCTTCTGTAGCTTAGGTGTTCGTCGTCAGTATTTCAACCTGCTTTCTCAGCAGAGGCAGATCGTTAATACTCAGAAGTTTGAGGGTGGCTTTGAGGGATTAGCCTTTACAACTGATAAGGGCGACATTCCTATTGTTTCAGACCTTCAATGTCCTTGGAACTCTTTATTCTTTGTCAATGAGAAGCAACTCAAGATTTACCAGGCTGGCGACTGGGCATTCATGGATATGGATGGTTCTAGGTGGCAGCGAGTCATTGATACTAATGGTAACTATGATGCTTACCAAACCTTTATGTACCGGTACTACCAGATAGGTACTCACCGGCGTAATGCTCACGGTCTTCTTTCCGATATTACTCAGTAAAGCTATATGGCCGGGTGAGCCTAGGAAGAGAACGGGGTCTTTCTCTTCCTAGGCTTGCTCATAAGGAGGAAAGATGCCGTCTTGGACAGATTTTATGGTTTACAAGAGGCTTTATGCTGCTATAGTTGCACCGCCAGGTACTTTTCCTGTCATTAGTTTAGGGCCTAGCTCTGGCCAGAGTAATCCTGCTCCTATACAAAAAGTTACTTTAGTGACATCGACTACTAGTAACCCTACTGCTACTTATGTAGTTGAAGGATCCTTAGACGGTATTACTTGGTTTACTATAATCACTCCTGCGGCTGTTCCAACTGTAGGTGTAGCTAAGAAAGATGCTGTTGTAGATGTTAATATTCTGTATGCAAGAGTTAATGTCAGTGCTTTGACTGTAGGTAACCTAACTGTTGATATTCTTTGTTCAGGAGATCCGGCGACATGACAGGTACTAGATACGTTCCTACAGAGAGTGGTAGGTGGGTCGATAGTAATTTTGCCTATCTAGCTGAGATTATTCAAGAGATATACCCTTTTCTAGTTCTAGCTTACATACCTCCAGAGCGTCTGGAGCCTGATGATACTAACCAATACTGTATTCTAGACATACGAATTAATAAACCCATAATGTTTGCAGATAGAAATGCTAAGCCGGAAGAGATTTTGGAGAGACTATTCTTATCTGACCAGTCCAGAGGTAATGTACAAGATAGACTTGATGCTAGAAATAGAGCCGCGGAAATGTTACGACTTAAAGGCGTTATGGAACAAATGGAAGAAGCAAATGAACTGGCTACCTTCTTATTAAAAACTAAGAAAAACTTTATCGATTTTACTAACTCTCAAGGTGATAAGGTACTCCTAGATGATCAGTTAAGGACTATTAGGAGGAGACCTTGAATGTTGCTGATATTAAAAGCCGAGTAAGAAGGACTTTTGGTGACGAATCGGCTGTTCAAGTAACAGATGCTGATCTATTTAAATGGATATCTGATGCTCAGCTAGAGATCATAAGGCAGAATGAAGGACTTCTACAATCTTCTGCCTTAGCGTCTTCTGTGGTTGGGCAGATGGATTATCCTTTAAGTGTTATAACTGATCTTTTTACAGTTAAAACTGTACTATATAATAGTATTAAATTAAAAGGACTTACTTTACAGCAGTTTGAAGAGTATTTAGATGGATGGCAAAATACGCAGCTTTATGGCAACGGAACTCCTCAAGTATATATGGTATACAATAATGTATTAAGTTTGTTCCCACCGCCTGATACAGCTACAGCCAATGTAATTAAAATCTATTATAGTAAAAAGCCTACTTCTATAACTTCTGACTCCGATCCTCTGACTTTACCGGAAGTTTATCATCCTACAATAGTTAAATACTGTCTTATCCAAGCTTATGAAATGGATGAGGATTGGAATGCCTTCAATGCTAAATCACAGCAGTTTGTTAATGACGTAAACACTTTAAGAGACAATGAAGAGTTGAATCAAAGAATTTACTACCCTGCCATTACTTTGCTCCCCGAGGATTGCTAAATGCCTAGCACTGGACAAGACCTTAGGTTAGGTCCTTTTATTGGTGGGCTTAACACCTTAAGCGACCCTAGTGCTATAGCAGATGCAGAATTAGCTGACTGTGTTAATCTAGAGTTAGATATAGACGGTTCACTTGTTTGCCGCCCACCGATACAAGAAGTCTTAACTAACACTAGCTTTGCCGAAAGGATTCTTCTATTAGGTGTAGCTCAGATAAGTGGTAATACCTATTTAATAGGATCTAATTCTGGAGGAGTTTACTATTGGATTAGTAATGCCTGGACTCTTATTACTAATACTTTCCAAGCTACATGCATGGTACAATATGCTGACAAAGCATGGTTAATAGCTAAACCAGGTTCAGCTAATCCTGGCGGTAGCTGGGATGGTGCTGTCTTTACAGCTATTTCTGCTATACCTAAAGGCAGTGCTGCTGCTATACATAAAGAACGACTTTATGTAGTTCCTGGAGCTTCTGCCACTTCTAATTCTAGCCGACTCACTTTCTCTACTCCGGCTGATTTTACTACCTGGCCAGGTACGAATTTCATTGATGTTAAACCTGGTGATGGTCAACAACTTATTGACTTAACTGTCTATCAGAATAACATCTTGCTTTTCAAGCAAGACTCCACATACCTTCTGGCTTATGACACTAATCCTTCGTTAGCTATTGTTACTCCTATTTCTACAACCTTGGGTGCTACTAAGGCTCACTGTGTAGCTAACTTCGAGAACTCTGTCTTTGTATATCATGAAGGCGAGATTTATGAGATAATAAATTTAGACTTTAACAGAATAAATACAAAAATTCCTTTTACTTATGACCCTGCTGTTCCTACTAGCGGCGGGTCTTATACAGAGGATGTCTTTCTTTCTATTTTTGGTGATAGATTACTTGTTCGTTATTTTAATAGAGTGTATGTATACGGCTTAAAGACTCGTACTTGGAGCAGGTGGCAAAGTCAGAACGAACATCTCCATTATTTTGGCCCTCTAGTAGCCTATCCATCTAATGTTGTAGTAGCTGTAAATGATCAATACTACGCAGGTAGCTGTATCAATGTCCAGAAAAATTTAGTAAGACTTAATGACGGTTATGATTCAGTGGTTAATGAGGCTATAGCTAGAAGAATTAACTTAATTCTTAACCCTTCCTTTGAAACTAACTTAACTGGGTATACTCCTGGTGGTTTTGTTAACTCCCCAACTATAACTCAAGATACTACGCATGTAGAATCTGGTACAAAGGCTATGAAAATAGCCTGGCCAGTAGACACTTTGCCCCAAGTAAGCTATACTATAGCTGGTTTGACGGTAGGAGCTACTTATGTAGCTCAGCTAAGAGCTTTTATACCTTCTGCTAATGGTGAGCATATACGTATCTTCTCCTCTGCTGGCTCTGTAATTGGAGAAGCTTCATCTGAGGTAGATGGTTTTACAGACGTTTTTGTTAAATTTATAGCTACAGCCGTAACTAATGTTATACAGATTTGGCCTGCTAATGCGGCCGGGCTAACTGGGAGTGAACTAACCTGGGTAGATAAGGTTTTATGCTGGGAGGGTAGTGTATTAACTACACCTTTTGATGGTGATTCAGCCAATGCTAGTTGGACAGGTGTAGCTCATGCGTCTACTTCTATTAGTTTAGCTAATGAGGCAGTTGTAATAACTTGTACTGCTTTAACTAAGACTTATGATATGGCTGTATCTCATAAATTTAAGAAGTTATTTTGGTGGGGAGCAGATGTACTTACTTCTAATGAAGTTATAGGAGTTGCTTCACCTATAATAACTGTTTTCCAAGTTACTTGGGATGAGCTGTCTGCATATACTTGGGACCAATTAAATACTTGGCAATTTCCTTTATCATCTCCTGCTAGTGTTACAACAGCCCAATCCCCCGGCTCAGGAGTACTAAAGAAATTTGTCAGGTTTTTAAAGGGTTTACGATTTAGGCAGATAAATTTCTCTGTAATAATGACTTCATCTGGTATGAGAACTGATGGACCTGCCAGATTATATACTATAACGGCAGTTGTTTCTACTAAGCAAGTGGTTCCTGCGGGGAGTAACTGATGGCATATACTCCTTTAAGTGCTTATTCATTTAATCCGTATGCTGTTGGAAATAAGATTTATGGTGGAGGTAGATCCTTTCCCACATCAGGTCCTGTGGATCCTACAGGCTATAAAGAAAGGGATTTGCAGACTAAAGCAAGAAGAAATGCTATACTTAGAAGATTAAGGGCACAAGGTAGAGGTAGTTTTATGTCGGCAGATTACTTGCGAGGTATGTAAAATGGCAGGTAAAGCATGGAATGACGTACCTCCAGCTCCTAGACCTGCTCCTCCGCCTTCCTCTAAGGGTGGTTGGCAGTCTAATCCAGGGGGAAATGCTAAAGGAGCACCCGCACCGCCACAATATTCACCGCCGGTTATTCCTAATCAAAGTGGTAATTATTCTCGACCTTCTGCTCCGCCAACAGCAGGACCTGGACCTATAGGTGGTATTGGAGTCCCTCCACCTATTAACCAATATTTAGGTGGAGATACTACTTATTTAAATCAGCAAAGAGCCTTTCAAAAAGCTTTAGCAGATTTTTTAGCTCAAGAAACTCAACAAAAGTCTAAAATTAATGAAGACTATGGTTCGGCTACCAAAGCTTTAGGTGGTCAAAAAGAATTTGACCTTAACAATATGATGCAAGATTTCGCCAGTAGAGGGCTTATTAATTCAGGTCTCTATGCTGGAGCAGTTGGTGATTATAATAAAGGCTTCTTGCAACAAATGAACGAATTGACCAAGAATCAAAGACGTAGCCTAGCTGATTTACTAGCAGGAGAGACTAATTTCAAGAAAGAGCAGTCTCTAGCTGCGCAACGTGCCAGAGAAGAAGCTATAGCTAGGCGTGCTTCTCAATATGGTCTTTAGGAGATTGACATGCCTTTTTGGCCTGATACTCCTGTTCTTGGCAGTATTCTAAGTGGGCTCAATAAGAGCGGTCATAAAGTCTATAGTGGTAGAGAAGATGGGAGTGGGACTGCTCCTGTAGTTAGTTCTAATCCGCTGACTAGTATACTTAATAGTATAGGTGCCTCTACTGTCCCTTGGTGGTATAATGGATCACCTATACATGGTCAAGGTACTATGGCTCCTGACTCTCCTAAATTAGTAACTAAGGATTGGGAGAGCGATCCTCAAGGAACACCGCCGTCTATCTTTGATAAATTGATAGAGATGGCTCTTGGTGGTGGTCAAGGTGATATGAGTCAGTTCTCTCAAGCTGCTCAAGCCTCTGTTAATGCTGCATACGATCCTCAAATTGAGGAATTAAAAAGGTTAATGGCTTCTGCTGAGGGCAGGGCTGGAAGAAATAAGACGGAACTTGGTAATATGTATGGATCTCTTTCTAAGAGTGACCTAGCTGACATTCCTGTAATTGATAAGATGTTTGGCGATGCTGGTAACCAAGTAAATCAACAATATGCTAAGATGCAAGGACAGACTGATCAAGCTTATAATCAAGCTCAGCAAGAACAAATGGACTTAATGAAGCGGCTAAATATCCAAGCTGCCGCTCCTGATGCTCTTAAAGGTCAGCAGCAAGATAAAGCCTTCTTTACAGGTCAGACTGGGGAGTCTAGACAGAGCATGCAAGACTCTCTTAAGTTACTACAGACAGGCGCGGATAATTTCAGTCGACAAGGTAGTGAAATAGCACAACATGAAGGGACTAATCGTCAGGCTGATTTAATGGCTCAGCTACAGGATTATCTATCACAAAGCCAAGGTAAACTTAGTGATCTTAATCTAGCTAAGTCTCAGGCATATCAAGCTGCTTTAGGACAAGGTCAGCAGTCTCAACACCAGCAGCAAAATGATACGTTTAATCATCTTTTAGAAATTGCTAAGCTACAGCAGTCTATGCAAGGCGGTCAACCTCAATACAAGCAAGGTCCTTTAGCTGCTGCTCAATATCTATCTGGAAATGCTCAAGACCCTTCTGCACTTTCTGGATTCTTACAACAGGTTATGCAAGGTCAGGCTTTTACCACAGGACAGATTCCTGGAGCTATGGGAGGACAGTCAACCAGGTTAACACCTGAGGCTGCGGCCCAGATGGCCCAGCAGCAAGCGGCACAAGCTGGGATGAGTCCTGAGAATCAACAAGCTATATATCAAGCTACATTAGCTTACTACGGGAGAATGTATTAACAAGTTCTCTAACTTAGTGAGGTAATCCTTGTGGTCTACTGGAATCCGAAAAATAATAACACCATTGACGGGGATTGGTATTCTGATATACGAGACAGTGAGTACAAATCACTATGGGATAATGGTCCCAGCAGGATTACTTCTTATCGGAATACCAATCGACGACATAGCAATAAGCCTAGGAAAGCGAATCTCTGGGTCGCAAGAATCCTCACCTACGGACACCCTGCAAAAAGTTCCATCTTAATCGCCTGTTTTATATGGTGGTTAGCACGTCGCTAGACAGTAGGGAACATGACAGATGACGTTGCCAAAGATTTACAGCTTCTTATGGCTTTAGTCAGACCTTTATTGGATAAACTATATGATCAAGAGCTAGCAGAAGCTTTATCAAAACCGGGGGAAGTAAAGAGGCGTAAGTTGCTAACAAGAGGGGATTGGGCTTTAGTAGTAATGGGAGCAATTATAATACTTTTAGTGTATAGGAGTTTTATATATACTCCAACTCATGTGCTTGTACCTGATAAAATTATATGGCAAGATCCTTACACTAAACACCCATTGGTCTGTCCTTTAGTTAAGACAGATCCCCCTACTTATGGTCAATGCGGAGGTTCAAATGGCTAATAATGCTATTGCAGTTTTTTCTGCTGAGCCAAGCTCCACCTTACCTCACCCGCCTTGGTTCTATAATGGTAGTAATGGTAATTATCCCGTGGACGCATCTGTAGCTAAGGCGTTAGGTGTGACTTCGGCTGAGGTAAAGAGATTGCCTAGAAGTTTTGCAATTTTTGGTAAGCCTATTGTCGGCGGTAAGCTATCTATAGGCTATTTTGACGGAGATTTTTCGGAGTTAGATGCTTTATGACCCAAGGCATGGATCCTGGTATAGCTTCTTTGCTGCAATTAATTCAAGGTAATATGCAGCCTAAGAAGGTTAATACAGATGTGGCTCAGTATATTCTTGCTAACAGTCATATCAATTTTGGGTCCCCCACGCCTGTAGCTCTAGGAAATCCTAACAAACCTAGTTTACTTAATCGTCTAGTTGATATTCTTTCTCGTCCTAATTATGCTATAGCAAATACATTCCATGCTGCTGCCCAGCAACACAATCCTTTGAGTGCTTTTTGGAGAGGTTTAGAAGGTAAGGATAAGACCACTTTCTCCAAGTTTATTAAAGAGGACTTAAATAATCAAAGCCCTGTTGTTCAAGGTGTTGGCGGTTTTATTGGGGATGTAGCTTTAGATCCTACTACCTATATAGGTGCTGGAGCTATAAAGAGTGCATTAAAGACAGGTGCTGAAAAGACTGGATTAGCAGGCTCTAAGCTAGGTAAGAGTCTTAGTAAAGCAGGAGAACTACCTAGTAAGCCTGTGCTACCTCCTGAGCACATCCCAGAGTTAACTTTATCTAATCCTTCTGAACTGCATACCTTTTCTGCCGCTAATCCTTGGGACGCTATTAAACCTAAGGGTCAGATCGGCCTATCTGCTATTAAAGCTACAGAGAAGGAAAAAGAACTTTTATCTACCGCTGCTGATGTCGTACCATCTGCTGCTCCAAAGCCTAAGCCAGAGGTAGCTTTAAGTGACTATGAAAAAGTAGGGGTTCAGGAGACTGTAGATTCTGTCTTAAAACGTACAAATAAATCTAAGATAAATCTGAAAGACCCAGCAAGCGTTAACCCTAACCAGCAATTATTGATATGGAAGAATGTATATAATTTAGCAAAAGAAACGCATCCTAAGAGTCCTGCTAAGCAATTTGAAACTGCTTATCAGATGTTGATTCATGCAGAAGATCATATTACTTCTCTTGGTAGGCAATTAAGGTATTGGGATGGCAGTGATCTTAAACTGTCTGATATTATCTCTGAGCTACACTACGGTAAGGGAGCCAAAACTGCTAGAGAGATAATGCCTAAGATTACTGCTGATCTACACAAAGCAGGAAATGTAAGGTATTCTGACCCAGATGTAGCTCAGGCAATTCACAATGTAAGGGTCAGGTCTTCTTTACTAGACTCAGAGCCTGTAAAGAATGCTGTTGATGCAGTCTTAAGGGAGAAGAACACCTTAGGAACTATATCTCCTTCTAGTGATGCGCATCTTAATCAGATAATGACTGCATTACCAGCTGTAGCTAAGCGTCATGCTATAGATAGCGGTGCTTCTTTTGCAGGTGGGGAAGCAGCTAAAACTTTAGCTAGAGATACTTTAAAAATAACTGAGGCTTCTAGTCCTCAGGATGCTATAAAAAGAACTTCTGATCTAATAGATTTACAATTAGAGCATGGAGTTACTAATGTAGCTAAGATTAACACCCCACTGACTAACTCTCTTCTTAAAGAACTTGATGTATCTAGAGGTGAATTTCATTACCCGTTAGGAGACAAAGGAGCAGTTAAGCAGACTTTCTTAGGTAGGTTGTTTGCTTGGTATGGTCAAAAAGATTTACGACCCTTAACAGAGCAGAACTTACTGACGGCTACTAACTCAGCTTGGTTGAGAGCAGCAGCCATTAAGAGAATAGCTGATGAGTATCCTAGAGAAGCTCAGCTACAGGCTGTCAGATATGCTCAAGGAATTGACTCTGTTCCTTCTAAATTAGGGCAAGCCTTTAGGACTGCATTAGAGAACTTATTCAGAGGTTCAGGACTCACACCTGTAGCTTGGAAGGGTCAATCTGTAGTAGAACGTTCAGGTATTTTAATGGAACGTCTTAACAAGCATCTAGCCCAAAATAAGGTTCCATTCAAATTCGTGAAAGGTAAAGTAAAAAATCCTATTACCGGTGAGGTAAAGGATTACAGTAAAGGTTTGGATTGGCTTAATTCTTGGCAGTCGTGGGACATAAAGGACCCTCTTCAATTCTTTAATAAGACCTTTTCTGCTGTTGAGCAGGCTTCTCACGAGAAGGCTTTATTCGATGAGATTGGCTCTAGATTTGGATCTGTTGTAAGAGGTAATGGCTATTCTGAAATTTTCTCTTATCCTTATCTCAAAGGTTACTATTTTACTAATGACATAGCTAAGCAGATTCCATTTGTCCTTAGAGATATAGATACCTTCTTTACTACCGGAGCTAATTCACCTTTCTTAAAGGCTTTTGATAAGATTAGTAGGGCATGGAAATTTACTGTTACACTACCTAATCCGTCTCACCACATTCACAACCTTCTTGGTGACGCTTATATGTCTTGGATGGCTGGTGTTCGGGGAGTCCAGCCATACAACTATGCTGCTCAAATTCTTAGAACTCAACGTAATATGTACCAAGAATTGAATGACTTAGAGAAACTTGTAGCTGTAGATGCGATTCCTAGGGCTATGGGCAAGACTCCGGATGCCAAGGATGTACTGTTTACAAATAAATCTGGTCATCCTTTTACTTCTGAGCAAATTTATGTTGCAGCTAACAAGATGGGTATACTTCCTCAGGCTCACATAGTAGAGGATATTATTGGAGGTAATGAACCTCTTACTAAATTCCAGCCTTTTGGAGGTCACGTACGTGCAAAACTTGAGCATTTTTCAGAGGTTCGTGAACACTTTGCGAGAATTGCCCATTTTGTTGATGTCGTCCGTCGCTCTCGTGGAACGGATTTCGAATCAATCTTCAAGAAAGCGGGGTATGAAGTAAGGAAGTGGCACCCAGATTACCTTACTTTAACACCTTTTGAGAAGAAATTTATGAGAAGGTTAATGCCTTTCTATAGCTGGACTAGAAAGGCTATCCCTCTCATTATAGAAAGTGTTATTATGAGTCCAGGTAAAACTTTAGCTTACCCGAAGTTCATGCAAGCTATGCAGACTATGAATGGAATAGAGCAGGATAGAGGAAATCCGTTCCCTAGTAATGAACTTTTTCCGCAGTGGATTAGAGATCGTGGTGTCGGTCCAATTTTCAATGAGCCGAGATTTGGTGCGAGAGATACGCCTCCTGGCCCAACTATTATTAACCCTAGCAATCCTCTTTATGATATTTTTGGCCAGTTTAGCGACCCTCTTCATGGTTTTGGCTCTATGCTTACACCGGCTATTAGAATCCCAGTAGAGATGCTAACAGGTAGGCAAGTCTATAACGGAGCCCCTATTGACAAGGGTAACTTCTCAGAGTACATTGGTAATCAGCTACCTTACTGGCCACTAGTCCAGAGCTTTACCGGTATGACCCCTACTGGAGAGCAGACTAGCAGAGCCCAAAAAGAAGGCGGCTTTAATACAGAGCGATTTATAAATTGGCTCACATCTGCGGGAATAAGAGGTACAGGACCTTATCAGCTACAGGCTTGATTTGAGCAATCAGGAGGCGGGTAATGCCTATTCTTCGGCCTTACTTTACGCCTTTCCTAACTCCTAGTCCTGTTAGACTAGCTCAACAACTTAACTCGCAGCAGGCACAACAAAAACCAACAGGGTTAAATGCCTACAGTGCTTACATCGAACCTCAACCCAATCAACCTCAACAGTTTGAACAGCCTGCTTATAACACGGCTGATGTATTGGGTCAGCAATTCTTATCTACTCAAGAATTAGAAAAGAATGCTTTTAGACCTACTCCACAGGCTAATGACCCTTTAGCTGCAACAGGCACCAATCCTATAACTAACTTCTTACAGACTAGTCAAACTCAACCGGACTTCCAGACATTCTATAATCAATTACAAGGTATAGAGGGAATTGGCCAAGCTGCTACAGCTACAGCACAGGCTCAAGCGGCAGCTAGGTCTCAGTCTATGCTTAATAGCTTGGGCGGCTTTGATGTTAGTGGAGCAGCAAATGGGCAAGCTGCGGCTGTAGCTAAATCTTTAGTCGGAGTTCCATATGTTTGGGGTGGGGTAGATAAGAACGGTATTGATTGTTCTGGACTTGTTTACTATGTTCTTAACCATTCCGGAGTTAAAGTTCCTAGGTTGATAGCTAGCCAATATGGAAAGATGGGACAAGCTGTTTCATTAGCTCAAGCTAGACCAGGAGATGTTGTCTATTATGATAATCCCGGAGCTACAGATCACGTAGGTATCTACATAGGTAATGGTAAAATGATAGATGCCCCCTATGCAGGTGCACGGGTGCGTGTAGACAACGTAGGTAACTTTACTTCTATTCGACGTATAGGAACTCCTGCTACCGGTACTACTCCTATGGGAATTAATGCTGGTTTAGGCGGTTCCAGAGCCCAAAATGCACAGCTAGGTAAGCAATTACTAATGCAAGCTGGATTGGGTTCTCAATGGAATCCTTTTAATGCCTTAGTAATGAGTGAATCTGAGTGGGATAACCATGCACAGAATCCGCATTCTAGTGCTTTTGGTATTGGTCAATTTCTAAATAGTACTTGGAGCAATTACGGGTCTAAGACGGCTGATCCTAGGGCTCAAATCTTATACATGCTTAAGTACATTAAAGATAGGTATGGAACCCCTGCTAAAGCTTGGGCATTCAAACAACAAAATAATTGGTACTAATATGGCAGATTGGACTGTAGAAACTTTAAAAGCTCATTTTGAAGAATTACTGAGTGAGAGAGAAGCAAGATATAAGGAGCGGTTTGATGCTCAAAATCAAGCCTTATTATCAGCTCTAACTTCGGCCAAGGAGTATTCGAGTTTAGTAGAACAAAATAATAAACTATGGCGAGAAGCTGCAAATGAATGGCGTGCAGCAATGTCTGATAGGGAACGAGAATTCGCTAAGGTAACTGAGCTAAAAAGTTTAGCTGAACTTGTGGATAAACTGGAGAAGAAACAAGACTTAGGTGAAGGGGCTGATACGGGGAGAAAAACCACCATACTAAATCAGAAAAATACAATAGCAATTGGTGCTTCGGTGTTAGGTGTTTTAGTTGTAATAATTATTTTTCTTATAAACGCCTATGCTAGTAAAAGTTGATTAAGTAGGAGGTAGATTTATGCCTTATGTATTGGATTCTACAAAATTTGTCCCTCCTGAGTCGGTATTAAAATGTACGCCTCCAGGAGCGTCTGATTCATGCTCTGGAATAATTCGTTATGCTGGAACTCCAGATTTAGCCTGGAAGAATATAACTCCCTCGGAACAATCAACATACAATTACGTTAAACTTCCTGTAGCTCATGTTCATGAACGTGGAGCAGGAGATTCTTTAAAAGGTAAATCTCAGGGAAAACTTGATGCTTATGCTATGGTCGGAGATTTAACCCGAGTAAATGCTAACGCCAGGGCTGCTCACTTTGTTGTGCAGGATACAGATTTCAGACTCTTTAACTGGAAAGCACCTGTAGCTTCTTATGTACAAGGATTACACTTAGTATGTGATCCTAGTAACCTTATTGTTAGTGCCTATGGAGGTTATGATGTTATCAAGTTTTTATTTGATGAAGGTCTTATAAAGATAGGATGGCAGACAAAGGCTTGGTCACAAGGAAGGAAAGATCCTAGAGCTTCTCTTTATCAGCAAATAGGATATGTATATCCTAATAATGTCCAATGTGATTGGAACGAAGCGGCCCTAGACTGGGGTCAAAACATTGTAACGGAGGCTAGTTTTATGGCTGACATGACTGATGAGCAGGTTAAGCGTCTTAACTTAGCTGTCGACCAAATTCTCGGATCTGCTATTCCTGGGCAGCTTGACTTCAAAGGTTCTCTTAAGTCAATTAGTGCCCGATTAGATGCTGTCAATACCTTAGTCAAGGCTAACGATACTGCTCTGGCTGCTGAAATTACTGATGCCAGAACTGCCTTACTTATGGCTGTAGCTAGTGTTGATGTCTCTCATTTAGATGATGAGCAAGTTTCTACTTTAGCTACTGCTGTGTCTGATAAAATTAACCTTAGTCCTTCTTTAATTCTTGATGCTCTTAAGACTAGGTTGGAGTCCTAATGTTTGGCTATCAATGGACTGAAATTCGTAAGTTTGTGCTGGGTGCTATTGGTTATATTCTAGCGACTTTGGCTACTACGTTGCCGGTTGACAATCAATGGAGAACTCTGATTGTAGCCTTACTAGGACTGGGTACCACATACGGTATTTTTCGGGTGCCGAACAGTACTCCTTCATTAAATCCACAACAATTACCCGAAGACCCTTCGTACCCTCCTTCGAATGTGAATGTCTCCCGTAATAGCACTGATCAGCTATAATCTTACGAGCAAAGTTCCAATCTTTTTGAGTTTCTCCTAATCTGATAGCTTGTTCTCGATTAAAATTTTTCCAAAATAAGTACTGAGTTAAGGGATTCCCTTCCTTACGGATGCGGAGTCCCTTTCTCAGTGCTAGATACCATACAACAATTGCTATTACGGGAGTTAGGTCTGAGATGAACTGCATTTCTTCTCACCTTTTCCGCTATTATGATACAGTCTGCAACTGCATCTGTGTACCCTTGAAAATAATCTCCTTCCACATATTTGAATTGACTGGTTAATTCTCCTAATAATTGCTCAAAGTAGTCTATTATTCGATCAGGTAGGCCGTGGTCTACCGGTCTCATGTGCTGTCCTGTCTCCGTAGCTCTCAGGTACCAGCAACGGGGCGGTTGACAGACCCTGTCAGAGCGAGGTTTACTAGGCTATGGGGGTGGGTATGAGAAGCCGAGATCAATGGGACAATTACTCCAACTGTAAGAACATGCCTTATGAAATGTTCTATCCTCAAGAAGAGACTCGGGGCTACATCAAGGAAAATCTACCATGCCAATTTTGTCCTGTAAAGCAGGATTGCCTAGACTATGCCATAGTCTATGACGAGTTTGGTATATGGGGCGGCTTAACGAGAAAAGACAGGAATGGATTAGCGGGGAGGCATGTAGTTTATAACTCAACTCTAAGAACATATAGAGATGTACTTGTGCTAACAACTATACGTTCAGGTCTTTTAGAAAATCATCTAGGTCAAGAACATCTGGAGTATTTCCTGGCTCGACTGTTTGAGATTCAGCAGGAAAATCTACAAGAGAAAAAGCTACAGAAGGTACGACAGCAGGAGCATAACGACCATAACGTTCGTCAAGAGGTCGACCCATTGTCCAACTTAGACCAATTTCTTGTAGAGCTTGATGAATGCATTCAATTGAACAATACTTTACACCAGTAAAGTTGTAACTGTAGGCAAATTTACTTTTACAAGAGCGGCAGGTTTCAATAAAGAAGCCTTTGCCTCTTACCATATAATAAGTTAATACGGCTTGAGCCTCAAGAATCTTTTCCTCATCTGTAGCTAATTTAGGCTGTGGGTCTTTGATCCTATCCTCTGGCAACATTTCATAGGCTTGTTCTAAGGTAATGCCTAAAGTTTTAGAAAAATTGGCTGCTAGATCATCTCTAATTTTTTGTTTGGTCGGGAGCTTGCTCATAAGGTCCCCCATTCACTTCTACGATCCTACTTTTTTTAATTGTATAAGTACTAGGCTTACTAAAGCCTCTGCCGAAACTATGAAGATTATTATATTTAGATACTTTAACAGTGTCTTTATCTATATCTAGAATAACCCCCCTTGCGTAACCTATATTGCTGGTCTTCCATTTAATTCTATCGTTCTTTTTTATCATTCAATACCCTAGCTTTGACTAGCCCTTGTTTGAGAAGATATTCATAACCATGATTAAAAGCTGCTATGTGGTGGCTTTTGTCATGGTTTTTTGGCATTATCATACCACTGTGTAGCTGAGCTACTAGTAAGAGGGACGATTCTTGTGGAACAACTGTTGCATTAACTCTCCTTGCAGTACGTAAGATAGATCCAATACACTGTTCTGTAGCGTTCGATTTGCCTCCATGAACTCTATTCCATTTTCCTGCAAGTCCTTGAGCGCTGTATCCGGCTCTGTATCGTTCATAGATAATAACACTTGGCGGAGGTGTTTGCCGTTCGAGACTATCAAGATATTCATCTAGAGCTTCTTCTCCTCTTAAAATTTTCATATCAATTAAAATGCATTCTGCATCCCATGAAGCTACACCTGTAGCTACACCAGGGTCGAATGCTACATATTTGGCTGGTTTATTTTGCATTATGCATACAATTTTCTGTGCTAGTGCATGACCCATCTGCCTCTGTATAGCATGAAGAATCAGGTAAGTTATCTGTCTCACCGCCAATTAAATCTGCTTCTTCCCACATACCAGGTAACTCATTTAAGTAGGTAACTTGCCCCGTTGAATCTTCTAACTCCTGCCAATAATTGGATTCTCTATGCTGACAATCACACCAAGTATCTGTATCTGTTCCAACATTCTTGCAACCTTTGTGATTCCGTCTACCACAAGATTCACATATCATGAGACTTGTAACCACCTTAGTTTGCGATTACCATCATATAAGCATTGATAGTCGTGATCTCCTGCAACTCCCTTAGCTAAATAGGAATTACAAGGACTTAATGGAGTGATTGGGTTTAATTTTGCTTGCTTACAGCCTGAGATAGTAAAAATTAGATACAGTGTAATTAAAATTTTAATCATGTAGACTCTCTAAAAACTGTTTTAGTTGTAAATTCCATTTAGCATCATCAAGAGCGTTATGTTCATTACCTTTATCTAGATGGCTAAGGTCACTTTTCTTGACTCCTAATCTATCCATTTCTTGTTTAAGGTCATGTGTGTACATAGGAATACCCTTTGGCAAATCAATCATAGAACCCCAAAGTTGAGCTAACGCTACATGGTCATAGGCTCCATAGTATGCCCAAAGCTCTACTGTTTCGTATTTTGGTAGCTTGGTACCTTCTGGTACAAAAGTTGGACATTTACCCAGTATAAAATTCTTAACTTCTCTTGAGATAAAGTATTTAGATTTTACTACTTCGCTATGGCCGTATTTGTCATCCCATCTATCATCTAAAGTGGGGAGGTAAGGAAGTACATTTTCTCTTAACCATTTGTGCTTCAAAACCTTTTTAAAACTACAATCATTATTTACGTAATAAAGCTCATTACCTTCTTCGTCTACCATACCGATAGAAATAAGATCAATAGTTTTACCATTATCAATAAACTCAGTATCATAGAAGACTCGTCTCACTTCTCACTCCTCACAGTAGCTACAGTCTTACAGTTACGATCCCCTGGCTTACATGAAAATCTCATAGATTCCTTATGGACGTAATCATTGATAAAACCACTTTCAGTAGGTACTACTTCTTTGTTACAATGGATACAAATCTTAGTCACTGGCATTAGCTTTAATCCAATCCTGAACCTCATGAGCTACATCTATATACTGTCTACTTGGAGTCTTAGTAATCTCTTGTCCTGGAACATAAGCAGCCCAGACCTTGTCTCTAAGATACTTAGGAAGTCTGAACCAATGAGGCTTACATCCCCACATAGCTGGAGGTACTTCTCTTTTACAGGTAGGCCAATGACAGTGATGACTCATTCTTCATCCTTTAAAAGATCAAAAATTTTATTACAGAACTCTTCTACATGGTCTTCTGGAATCTCAGCAAAGGCCTGATGACATAACTCCTTTACTAGTCTAATCTCTTCCTCATCTTCAAAAACTAAACATGTTTTCTTTTTACTTAGCTTAAAGAATCTCATTTCATAATCTATTAGATACACTATTCGCTCCACTCATGAATATCCACTGCAAACTTAACACCACGGAAAGAAGGTCTTACATCTTCCATAACTTTCTTGATCTCAGGTAGGTACTTATCTTCTAAACCTTCTTGAATCTCAAAGACTACGCTGTCATGTACCTGTAAAAGCATTCTGCACTCGTTAGTATTAAGTCCTTCTTTGTCACATCTAAGCATAGCCCTCTTTACTATCTCAGCCGCCCCGCCTTGCATTGCCGAGTTGAAAGCTTTGTGTGCTTCTTTCTCGGGATTCTCAAAGTGACGACGTCGGCCTGTCCATAATTCAATATATCCTTGTTCTTGGCATCTGAGGGCGGCCAGCTTAGTTGCTTTAGCCAGTCCAGGGTACTTAGAATAGTAGTCGCTACGAATAGCTCTGGCAGCGGCTGTACTGACCCCGAAAACTCCCGAGATTCTGTCAATTCCTCCTCCATAAGCTAGTGTATAGTTAAGGGTTTTGGTATCAAATCTAGTCATCCCAACTTCTTTAGACATCTCCTCAAAGATATCTCTTGATTCGTCATTAAAAACATCTATGAGATCCGTCTGCTTACCATAAGCAGCACTTAATCTAAACTCAAGTTGCTTATAATCCCCTTCCCACAGTCTGTAGCCAGGATCAGGAATAAATGCTTTTTTAAGCTTACCGTTCCATCTTTTATCTGAATTTTTAGGAATTTGCTGTAAGTTAGGTTTTTCACAGCTAAGTCGACTAGTCTTGGTTCCGTGCATCTTGTAATTACATCGGATACGACCATCACTGCTAACACGTTCTACATAGGGTTTGTAATTTAAACCACATGTAATTGACCAGCCACGGTACTCTCTAACAAGTTTTGCTCGTGAATCATTTCGACGTTCTAGAAGTTCATCATAGACTTCCATTTGTTCTTTAGCAAAGCTAGGTTGCCCACCAGGATGCCTCTGGCTGGGCTTTGTTCTTTTTACTACAGGAAGTTTGAGTTGATTCAGGAGTAGTTCTTGTAAATCTTTATTAGATCCGGGATTCAAGCCACCTAATTCATTAACTATCTCCTGCATCCGCTTCTCACCAAATTCTAGCTCACTCCTAGCCAAATCTTGGTCAACTCGGATGCCTCTCTGTTCCATGCTGGATAAAAGTCTGGTGAAGTTTTGTTCAATATCCCATAGTTCTGAGTCGAATCCCTGAGCCCTAAATTCTGGGTATAAGTTATAAAAGAGGTCCCAAGTGATACGAGCGTCGTTTGCTCCGTACTCTTCCATGAGATGCGGTGGCACATAAGCCCATCCTAACATATCAATAAGCCCTTGCATAACTGCTGAACGGTTCTTAGGCATACCTCCATACATCTTAGATAGATAATCTAGGCTCTTATTAGGAATGTTCTCATCAATCCAGTGTGCCATAAGCATAGTGTCATAGAATGGTCCAGCAGTAATTCCAAGCTTCTTTAAAGCCACTATATCATGCTTAGCATTATGGAAAATAAGTCTAGGATGGTCTTCAATCATCTTAGCTACAGATGAGAGCCATTCACCTGGCAGATTATCATGCTTATATACTGCATGCCTGAATGGAAGATAAACTTCAAAGCCTTGTCCAGCTATAGATAGTCCTACACATTCAGATACATCTAGCAGTTTGTTATCGAACTCAAAGAATCCCTCAGTGTCTACTGCAAGAACTTCCATGTTAGAGGCTTTTTCTATGTAACCTTCGAAGGTGTCACGACTCATCTGTGGCATTTTTGATTCCTTCGAGGTTGAATTGCATGTCTGTAGGATCTATAATAAGAGGTCTAGGACCACTCTTGAAGGCTTCTTTACACCTCTTCTCAAATAATTCCTTAGCGTGTCTAGCTGGTTCCACAAAACCACTAATTACGTATGGTAAAGCCTCTACAAATTGGTCTACTGCCTGCTTAAAATAGGTGTTAGTAAAATACTCTTCTAAATGATTAGCTACTAGAATTCTCGTCAGATCGTTCATCTGCTACCTCTTCTCCGCCATAGTTTCTTCTGACAGCTTCAATTAGAGCATAAACTTCTGAGTGAGGAAGTCCCGGATCTTCAAACCTAGCCAGAGTTTTAATGTAACGAGCATCCCAAATAAGAGGGTTATTAAGGATAGCTTTAGCTATTCCACACATCTTGTTATAAGCATCTACAACTTCTTGGAAATGCGTCCTGATTTCATCTAATCTACTCTGTACATTCCAGAGTCGTATATCTTTATCTAGAGCTACATTATATAAGGCAGCAATTACCAGAGGAATCTGATCAGTCTGTTTCTTGATATTCTCATTTCTGCCTGGCTTTTCTGCGTAGCCACGTAACCAAGCTTCCATAGGGACGCCATTAATTACATGTGTAGCCATTTTTACTACCTCAGGGGAAGTCATTATAACTTCGTGGTATGGCTTGTCTGTAATAGCCTCTAACTCTTGTAGAGAGTTAATTGGAGTGCTATATTTTTGGGCGTTTCCTATTTTAGTTCCTGCTGCTACATAACCTCTATCTTCAAGCCACTTAAAGGCATTTCTAAGAGTGAAGTAATTTACGTTCATTAGCGCAGCAGCTTCTTTAATGCTTAACTCGGTAGGCTTGTTGTGAAGAAGTAAAGTAAGTAGAGGAGTGCTTAGAGCAGGAGCCCCAACCATCTTATGAATTATAGGTTTACTAGTCATCATCTGCTCCTAGAACGATAAGAAATCATCTTCATCTGGTGTAGCTGAATTAGTTGCAGTTTTAGTCTTTGATTTTGTATCTCTCACTCGTGTCACCTGAAAGCTTAGTGTATCCGTCCGCTTTATAAATTTAGGTGGTGGAACTGCTCCTAGTCTATTCTTAGTTACACTAAGTTCAATTTCTTCTCCTGATGGCCATAAGCTGAATGCTGTATCCGGCCAAGCTCCTATATATTGATTTCCGTACAGGTCACTCAGGTTCTTAGGCTTCTTGTTACCTACTTGTGGCTTTCGGGTATGATGGACAAACCATACAAAACTATTATTAGGCTTCTTAAGTTTAGTGTCTACATATCTAAAGACATTTAAGACTGCTTCATCTGAGTTGATACTACCGCCAATAGCACGGCCGAAACTATCAATGATGATCCCATCAGGCTTACAAACACTAATCGACTCTTCAATCTTATTCTGTTCCTCAGGAGAATCAAAACGCAACTGCTCCCCAAGAGGTATGATATGAAAATTATTATGAAGTATTTCATACTCTTCTTCTGACATACCATTACGCATAGTTTTCATGAAGTATTGAACCTGAGCCGCACCCATCTCCAAAGAGTACATGAGTATTTTATGTTGTTTATCTATCTTCCATCCGATAAAATCTTTACCTAATGCCATATGTATAGCAGCTTGCATAGAAATCTGAGTCTTTCCTAGACCTGGTTCACTGGCTATAATTATACCACCGCCACGTGAAATAAGGTTAGGTACGACCCACACGATTTCTTGTTCCGGTCTCTCTAAGAATTCCTTGAAGCTGTAGCTAATCAAACCTGCCTTAGCTACAGAAGCAGATCCTGACTTGAATGCTTTGCTTCTAGCATATTTGACTAATCCAATTAGCCGTTCACGTCTGTCATTTCTACCAGCGAACTTCTTCCATCTTAGATCAGCTGTTGCTAAGATAGAATAGATTTCGTTGTTTTGCATCCCCATTTCTATACAGTCAGAGGCTAGTCTGGCTAATGCTGAGCTTCTAGAACCTTCTGGCTGTTCTTTCTTCTTGAAAAATTCCCAAACTTCTAGACTCCATTTATATCTAGCTACTACATCCAGGGCCTCTGGAATGGTACCGAGGGAAAAGTTCGAGAGTTCAATAGGTGGTACGGGTAAAACTTGTAATAGTTCTTCTGGTGAAAGTTTTGAGCCCACCGAATTTGCTTGGACTTTGTAGAGAAGGCGTACAGGTAACGAAGTTTCAATATGAGTACTGCCAGGGGGTCGTAATACACGGTTAGCATTCCAACAATGGTCGGCTTCAAGTGCGTATGATAGTCTGCCGGATATTGCCTCTGCTTTTTCAGCATCTTGTAGCTCAAAGTCAAGCAACCAATACCAGTGCTCATGCCCTTCGGTACTGGAACGAACTCTAATAGATGGCGGTGGAATTGTTCCCAATTCATTAGGTAACTTGCCATCAAACTCAGCCCAAACTACTCTAGTAGTTTTGTAAGATTCTTTCTTAGCATCTGGTACTTTATACAAAGCTGGTGAGTAGTATACGTCATTTGTAGAAGATAAAGTTGTGATATGTTTTATTAATTGTTCTTTCTCTTCTGGCCACTTAAAGAAGCATTGAGTCCAATCACCTTCTATCTTAGGATCTCTGTAGGGGCTGTAGCTATAACCCTCTTGTTCCCCGTAAATAAGCTCCAGAAATTCTTCCACAGTCTGAGCTTGGGAAGCCAATTTAGCTTCCAAATTAGCCCCCCATTCTGGGTAGACTTACTTGATTAAGGAGGCTAAAGTCTTAAAATCTTCTTCTAGTAAAGGTCTTAATTCTGGTTTGTATTGTATAGCACTAGGATGGTAGGTTACAAATAAGCTAAAAGGTGGAAAATCTTCTGAGACCTCATATGCTATTATCTTACCTCGTAACTTTCTTACAGATCCGTCAGTAAAGAATGATTCTATTGCTGAATTACCCATAAGACAGATTATATTAGGGCAGACAATTGCTATCTCTTGAGCTAAGTAAGGCACCATGAGTCTTACTTCATCAGTGCTAGGCTTTCTAAAGTTTTGAGTTCCTGGCTCAACTGGCATGTACTTAACAGCATTAGTAATCCATAAGTCATCAGGCTTGAATTTGTTCTGTACTAGTAGTGATCTAAGGATCTTACCAGTTGGCCCACTAAAAGGGATCCCCTTGGCATTCTCCATAGGTCCAGGAGCTTCACCTACAAGCATAGCCTTTGGACGTATAGAGTTTCCGATGCCTGCTACATAGTTAATTCCGGGCTGTCGCAAATCTTCGAGGGTTTCATCTATCTCAGCCTTAACTTGTAGTTGAAACAACTTATGTGAGTTGTCTTCAATCATTAGGTTCCTTACGAATTGGAAACGTCACTGTATTAGCAGAGTTAATAAATTTATCATTATCAAGTATCTTAAGGTTTCTTATTTCTTGATTCATATACCCCACTATAGTGTGGCCATAAATAGCTTCTATATCCTTATCTAATTGAGTCTTCTCGCGTTTGGGAGCCACACCTCCGCTATCTCTATACTTCCAAGCATCACATTCTTCCCACCAAACTTCCCCATAACAACTATCTGTTCCGCATTTATCACAGTTTACGTAGTGTTGTAAATACCCCTCATCATTTACATCTCTCCATTCTGCAAATAGACGTCTACCTATTTTTCCCCATTCCTCTTCAGTTAGACTCATCTTCTTCCTTAACCTTCATAAGTTGACTCGTAATCAACTTCTTCAATCTCTCGCATAAAGATGTACTCAGTGTTATCTCTATTAACTAATCGCCAGCCTTCTTCTCCGAAACTATTTAAAGTTTCTTCTCTCCTTATAAAAGGATCCCCTCTATCTACAGACAGCATGCTAGGTATTTGAATAAACTTATACTCATATTTCATTAGTCTCCTGCCTCTGCCCATTTAAGTTCTGGAACAATACCTAAAGAATTTTTACAATCGGGATCCTTACATGCATGAGTGTCCGTAGGTTTATGATAGTATAACTCTTCTCCGCATTTACATTTACATCTCTTATCACAGGTATGAACCCAAATACCACCTTTTCTGTAATATCTATCCATTAAGCCTCCTCATTTAGAGGGAAATAATTTTATTATAATTATTACTACACCTAAAGCTATTAGAGCCACAATTAATTGATCCAAAGCTACTGATATATTCATGTGCCCCGAGTGGGATTCGAACCCACACTGTAAGGATTTTAAGTCCTCGTCCTCTGCCATTGGGATACCGGGGCAAAACTGTAGTAAGCTAGGGTATACCATCTTTCAGGTATCGCTCTAAATTACTACAGTTTCGGATAAGTTGATCAGGCTTATCCTCCCACATTTAAGATTTGGCGCTTCCATCTTCGGCGTGGTAAACCTCGCTCGCTGGGGATATAGGATTCGAACCTATACTGTTGGGACCAAAACCCAAAGGGCTGCCAGTTACCCTAATCCCCATAGAAGAAAATGACTTAGCGGCTGCGTACCCGGAGGCCGAAATAGGGCCGCTCTATCCGTAAGTCATTTTCTCCTTTACCCTGAGTCAGAGAATCGGCTAATCGGCCACTAGCTCTTTCTCTAACCGTATCCTTTGTCCTACTCCTCATTGTCGAACACTATGAGTTTTGGTTCTAACGGCACCAAAGGCAGTACCGTCCGTCATATAGACGGCTGTGGGACTGGTGGGGATTGAACCCACGACTACTAGCTTATAAGGCTAGGGCTCTAACCGCTGAGCTACAGTCCCGATTATTTACTTGAATAACTTGCTAGCTGGAACAGGAGTAGGATGGTAAGGTTGAGGATTACTAGCTGTAGCTGGTTGCCTAATTGCTATTGATATAGCAATCGGAAGTCCTAGCACTAGGGATACTAGAACAATGCTTACTGTAATTTTGAGATTCATTTCTCTTTGTCCTCCTAAGGTTTCTGATTGCTATATAGCCATAACCTAGAGCTGATATGATAAAAGGGTACTGTCTTGTAGCTACAGAGTAGATTATCCATAGAACTTCATCTATGACTACTAGACAATACGCCAATTTAGGTCTCGTAGGCGTAAGGTACAAGGACGCCATACCTATAACTGATAGAGATAAAGTCCAATTGAAATTATCCACCGTGTCTATGATTCATAATCCAATTGATAGAGTCATTGTAAGAGTGTCTGCTTGCAGGATTATACATTTTCCTGTGTCCTTTCTTGCACCTTAACTCAATCCATCCTGTCTCTAATGAAGTTCTTTGTTTGTAAGTGTAGCAATTCTCCCACCTAGTATATCTTCGTTTAAATAAGCTCACGTGCCCTATACAGGATTCGAACCTGTGACCTTAGGGGTAGAAACCCTCTGCTCTTTCCTCTGAGCTAATAGGGCTGCCTTTATTTGCTATTCTCTGTTCCTCCAATGCTGTATGTAAGAAAGTAGCTCATCAAAATCTTTCCTAAGCAAATAGGAACCTACAAAATCAAGTTCGTCTTCATCTTTATTAAATCTTCTGCCTCTTAAGCTTTCTACTCCATTTACGTATAAAACTTTAGATGTATCTTTGTAAGGCACTTGGTATTCAAAATCACATACGTATTTAAACTCTCTACCACTACCTGCTACACAGTATATCATGTGCGCCCACTCGGGCTCGAACCGAGGACCCTCTGATTAAAAGTCAGATGCTCTGCC